TCAAGACCTGGGCGACCGTGCTCGATCTCCTGGAGCAATACCGGCGGCAACAACCCGAGGAGAAAGCGCATGCGCAAGGGTGAGATCGACGAGGATGAGCTGGAGTTTCAGCGCCTTGTGAAGGGGGTGTCCGTGCATCCCGGCAGGGCTAAGCCGCGGCGGCGGGAGCGCTTCGTCATGGTACCGGCACTGTGGAGAGAACGCCTCACCAAGGCCCGGCACATCGCCACTTACCGGGTGGCGCTTCACATCCTCGCGCGCAACTTCGAAACTCACGGGAAATCCTTCGCCCTTCCTAACGCGCCACTCGCACTTGAAGGTGTCTCGCGAAGGCAAAAGTGGCGCGCGCTGGAAGAGCTGGAACAACTTGAACTCATCGCCGCCGAGCGCCGCAAGCGCAGGTCGCCGTGGATCACCGTCTTGGGCTGAGCCATCTGAATGGGGCAGAAGTGTCCCACCGGTGTGCATGCCAACTGGGCAATCATGAGCGCCAGGTGTGCATACGTCCCCCTTCTTTCTCTTCTCTTTCTCTTCTTTCTCTACCAATTAATGGGTGTGGAACCCGTCTACGCCGTACACAGACTGCCGACCGGCACATGGATCAGGATCGAACGTGACCCTGCCGAGCTGTACACGCGTTGGCACAAGACACCGTTGGATTGTGACATGACTACCCTTCACGCCCGCGCCGCCCGCGCGGCCGATCTCGCCCGGCAGCACCGTGAGCTGCGCGACTTCGCCACCGCCGCGGTCTACAGCGCAATCGCCCGCCAGCTGCAGGCTGAGCTGCATACTCGACAGGCGGCGGCGACGACGTCATCGCGGCGGGCGCGGCGGTCGCCAATTAGGAGCTGGCGAGCTCGGTAGGCAGAAGACGCCCATTAGAGGATCGTCAGATGGACGACCAACTTACCAACACGCTCAAGGTGACCGCGCTCCTGTACCTTGCGGCTGCGCTCGACGAGGGGATGAGAGATAACCTCGAATTAATGGCCGAGCTGGAGCGGGCGCGGACCACCGAGGGCGGCGAGGTCTGTATCTCATTTCACGTGAACACCGACAGGGTCACCATTGAGGCCCGTACGCCCAAACCCGACGGAAATATCGAGGTCGCGACCCTGTTCCAAACGCTATTCGTCTCGAGCAGCCCCGACGTCGTGCTGCCAGAGAGTGTCGTAAAGCAATGAACTCTAAACGATGCGAGATTTGGGTCCTGGGATGCATTGCAAATTGCGAGGCCGCCGCCTCGCGATATTTCACTCGGTGGTCGCCCTATAGTTGAGGACTAACCGTGACCAGGAAAACCCCGAGAAACCTTAGCTTTGTACGCTGGATCGAGCGCACGATCCGCCTCCCCGTCGGACTTTCGGCCGAACCCGGCAGGATCGCGGTGCCGCCCTACTTCCGCGAGGTCGCTGGCGCTATGGTAGATCCGCGCACGGAGCGCATCACGTTGATGAAGTCCGCGCGGCTTGGCTTCTCAACGCTGCTGACCTCGCTGATCGCCCGCCACATGACCGAGGACCCGGCGCCGGTCCTGGTTGTGCTCCCCGCCGAGCTGGACGCGCGCAATTACGTCGTCGACATCGAAAGCATTTTCGACTGCTCGCCGGCTTTGCAAGGGAAGCTCCCCACGCCGGCCACGGCGGGGCGTGCGTCGCGCAACACCCTCTTGTTCCGCCGCGGAACCAACGGCGCGAGCCTGCGCCTGGTCGGTGCCACGGCGCCGCGTAATCTGCGGGCCGTCACGGCGAAGATCCTATTGATTGACGAGGCGGACGCCCTGATCGACACCGCCGAGGGTGCGGCCATCTCGCTGGCGGAGGCGCGGACGCTCTCGTTCCGCGATCGCAAGATCGTCGTCGGCGGGACGCCGCTGGCCGAAGACATTTCACACATCGCGGCAAGCTACGCGGCGAGCACCATGGAGGTGTTCGAGGTCCCGTGCCTCAGCTGTGGCGCGTTTTCGGAGATTGAGTGGCCTCGGATCGAATGGCCGGAAGGTCGGCCCGAGCTCGCCGCGTGGCGATGCCCGCATTGTGAGACATTGCTAACAGAAGCAAGTAAATACGAAATTGCCAAGGAAGGCCGCTGGCGAGCGCAATCGCCTTCGGCCGGCCCGGAGCATAGGGGGTTCCGGATTTCGAGCCTGGTGAGCTCGCTGCCCGCCGCCTCGTGGGGGAAATTGGCGGCCGAGTATGAGCGCGTGAAGGACGACGACGACCGCCTAAAAGTTTTTACCAACGTCGTGCTCGGTCTTCCCTGGAAGGAGATCGCGGAAGAGCTCGACGAGGGAGAACTCGCCCGTCGCGCGGAAGGCTTCGACCTCGACCACGTCCCCGCGGAGGTACTCGCCATTACCGTCGGCGCCGACGTGCAGGACGACCGGATCGAGATCTCGGCGCTCGGCCACACCCGCGACGGCGCGGTTCTGGTCCTTGGTCACGTCACGATCTGGGGCTCACCGATCGACGACGACACCCTCGCCGAGCTCGACAAGGTGCTTCGTCAACGCTTCCGCCACCCGGCCGGCGGTGCGCTGAAGATCGACGCGGCGGTGATCGACGCAGGCGACGGCGGACACTACGACGCCATCATGAGGTTCGCTAACACACGCATGTCGCGCCGTGTGCTCGCCGGCAAGGGCGCTGCCGGGTTTGCGCGGCCGGCGATCCAGAGCTCGAAGACGAAGAAAGGTCGCCTCTTCATCGTCGGCGTGGATGGCCTCAAGACGCAGATCATCAACCGGCTCGCCCGCGGCCGCTCGATCAGATTTAGCCATGCGCTGGACGCGGCCTATTTTGAGCAGCTTGCTGGCGAGCGTCGCGTTGTGCGCATGGCTCGCGGCCGGCCGGTGGCGCGCTTCGAGCGGCGCCCGGGAGTGAAACGCGTCGAGGCGCTCGACTGCCTTGTGTACGGGCTTGCGGCGAAGGCGGCGCTGCAGCTGGGCGAAGCGGCATTCGACCAGCGCGAGCAGGATCTCCAGACGCCAGCGCCAGCGAAGCCCGCGCCCGCGCCGGTAGGGCGGTCGCAATGGCTGGCGCGGCAGCACCGCAGCGGTTTCGACGACAGCGGGTGGCGCCGATGAGTGATGATGGCAAGGTGATACGGGGCGTCGTCTTTGGACCGCCGGGCTATTTTGAGCGGGACGCTTCGGGGAACGCTCTCGGGCTTGATGCGGCCGAGACGGAGGAAATTATCGCTTTGGCGAAAGAGTACACGGATCGAGGCGGCAACCCCCATCACAATCCGCGGTATCGAGAACTTTGGGGGAAATACGACGCCGCTCAAATGGCCGCGCTCGCGGCTGAGATCGCCAAGAGGTTGACGGACGAGCAGAAATGACGGGTGGTCGGTTGCCGTAGAAGAGGGCCGGGCGTATATATGCCGTGCCCTCAGTGAGCTGCGAGCGGCTCGCGATAACCAAGAACCAATAGACGGGCGATCCCGGGAACAACCTGGCCCTAAAGGAGGCCGAGCTTGCCGCTCGCCCGCACGCTTGCCCGCATTCTGCGCCGCGCCGCCGACGGCTTCGACAGCAATGCAGTGACCGACAGCAACCGCCGCTGGCCATCGTGGGCGCTCGCTACGGCGCCGGCGCGCCAACAGCTTGCCACCCGCTATCGGGACGCGGCTCGCGGCAATTGGCTCGCCAGCACATCGCCATCGGCCTCGGCCGTCACCGAATTGTGGGCGACGAGCCTAGTGGGTGACGGGCCGAGCGTGCGCAGCGGTCACCCCCGCGAAGCCATGCGCGGTGCGCTAGAAGACAGCTTCGCGCAATGGTCGCGGTCGGTCGATGTCGAGGGTGTCCATGATCTCGCCGGTTTCACCCTCGCCACGGTGCGCAGTCTGGTCCGCAGCGGCGAAGCGGTCATTCACTTGGTCACGACGCCGCGCGGCGAGCTCCGGGTGCGGCTGCTCTCTCCGGAACAGCTCGATCCGGCGATGACCCGCGAGGTCGAGTTCATGGAACGCATCCTTTCGGGTGTGGAATATGACGCCACCGGCAGGCGCATCGCATATTGGATTTTCCCGCAACAGCCTGATCTCATCCCGACCACGCTTACTATGCCGGTCCGCATCCCGGCCGATGACATCTGCCATGTATTTCAGGTTGACGTTCCCGGCCAGGTGCGCGGCCGCTCATGGCTGGCGCCGGTGGCAACGCGGTTGGAAGCGCTCGACCGGATCGAAGACGCGCTCGGTGAGCGCATCAACGTCGCCGCGTTGTTCGCCGGTTTCATTTCCGACCCGTCAGGCGCGGCAGGCTTCGGCGAGGGTGCAAGCGACCCTCAACAGTTGACG